AAGAAGCGGTAAAAAGTGATAGAACGAATGTTTACAATTTATTGTGTGACGCAGGACAACCTAAATTAGCAGAAGCACTTAGGAGGCTATAATGGCTTTTAGTGGAAATTTTATGTGTACCAGTTTCAAAAAAGAATTGATGACGGCTACGCATAACTTTACAAATTCGACGGGAAACACGTTTAAATTAGCAATGTATACTAATAGTGCTAGTTTTACCGCTGCGACGACGGCTTACACAACTTCAAACGAGGTTAGCGGGACAGGTTACACGGCAAAAGGCGCTACGCTTACAAATGTGACACCTACAACCTCAAGCACGACCGCATTTACCGACTTTGCTGACGTAACATTTAGCAGCAGCACCATTACGGCTAGGGGCGCATTAATTTTTAATGACAGCGCGTCGGGTGACCCAACCGTTTTGGTTCTTGATTTTGGTTCTGATAAAGAGTCTTCAAGCGGTGATTTTGTAATTGTTTTTCCAACAGCGGATGCGAGTAACGCGATAATCAGGATTGCGTAGTGGCTGATGTAACAGTTGCCCTTAGTGGCTGGAACTCTGTTAATACCACATGGAATTCTGGCACATGGGGTGGCGACACTGTAATACCAGGAGCAACAACGGCTTTAAACAGTGTTACGGTGATTCTGGAAGATACGGTAATACTTACCGGACTTGCAGCCACAAGTGCGTTATCGGGAGTCACGGCGACAGCGGGAACCGGAGCATCTGTTAGTTTAACCGGTTTACAGGCAACAGGATTTGTAAATTCAGTTTTAGTTTGGGGCAGGATTACACCCGATGCGACAGTGACTTGGACAGAAATAGTTGCAACGCCTTAGTGAAGGAGAGGCAAAAATATGGCTACTTATGTAAATGATTTAAGATTAACAGAACTTGCGACGGGCGAGGGCAGTGGTACTTGGGGTACGACTACCAATACAAATTTAGAATTGATCGGAGAAGCTTTGAGTTATGGCACGGAAGCGGCCTTTAGCTCAGATGCTAACGCCACCACCACCGTGGCGGATGGGTCAACGGACCCCGCACGATCTTTGTATTATAAAGTTACCTCTGGAGCCTCGCTTACGGCAACACGCGAGTTGACGATTGCGCCCAACACCGTAAGCCGTGTCATGATTATAGAAAACGCGACAAGCGGCTCACAGATTATTACGATTAAACAGGGTAGTGGGGCGACCGTAAATATTCCAAATGGCGGCGTAAAATTAGTTTACCTTGATGGCGCAGGATCTGGTGCCGCTGTTGTTGAAGCAACTGTCGATCTGGATCTTACAGGCACCACGACAATCGCTGCACTTACTGCTTCTGGCGCTATTACCTCTAGTGGCGTTATCACAGGCTCCACCGTTGAAGCAACTGGTGACACTGCGGCTGGCGACAATGCGGCAATGGGCTACACTGCCGCTGAAGGTCTTATTTTGACAGGTCAAGGCTCGACTAACGATGTTACGATCAAGAACGATGCGGATGCGGATGTTCTTGAAATACCTACGGGGACAACCAACGTCTCCATCGTTGGGACGCTTGGCGTAGCTGGCGGTTCGACTAATGGTGTGGAAATAAGTCAAGGCGACATTGCGCTTAAAAATGGTGGCACACAGTCAACCATTAAGTTTTATTGCGAAAGTTCCAACGCTCATTATGCACAGCTTCAAGCACCAGCACACTCAGCTTTCGATGGCAACAAAACTTTAACGCTTCCAGCAGTCACAGACACCTTAGCGGGGATTGCTGCAACCCAGACGTTGACGAACAAAACTCTCACTACCCCAACAATCACTACTCCCGTAGTTAACGCAGGGTTGCAGTTAAAAAATGGTGCGACAAGTGCAGGGTTTTTAGAATTTTTTGAAGACAGTGACAACGGCACAAACAAAGTTACATTGATTGGCCCTGCTTCTACCGCAGATATAACACTAACCTTACCTAGTTCTGATGGTGATGACGGTCAGGTGTTAACGACTGATGGTAGTGGAGTATTATCTTTTGCAACTGTTGGTGGTGCTTACAACTCATGGCTTATCAAAACGAGCGCATACACGGCTTTAGTAGGTGATCAGATAATTGTAAATAGTTCAAGTGCCGTTACAATTACTTTGCCAGCCTCTGCCAGCGCAGGAAACACAGTTGTTGTAAAAGCTACAGGCGGTGGAACAGTTACATTGGGTCGCAACTCACAGAAGATTAACAGCCAAACTGCTGATGGAACTTTATTTTCTGGTAACTCTGTGCAGCTTGTATATGTGGACGGAACCATTGGATTTCTAGAGATTTAAGGAGGCTTTCAAATGCCAATCGTAGGAAATAATCAAGTAGGACGAGCATTACCAAATATAGGTTTTTTTGGCTCTCAAAGTTGGACACCAGCTTATGATATGCAAGCATATGTTTATGTTGTTGGTGCTGGTGGTTCAGGGGGTGGAGTAGGTAGTCATGGTACTGATGCTCGGGCGCAAGGCGGTGCTGCTGGAGGTTGTGCTGTAAGTTTTTTAACCTTGTTAAGCTCTGTAACTTACACGATAACAATTGGAGCAGGAGGATCAGTCGTAAGTGGAAGCGGTAACTCAAACGGCAATGCTGGTGGTAATTCAAGTCTAGCTGGATCAAATATTACGACAATGACAGGTAATGGGGGAGCAGCAGGTACTAAATCAACTTCTGGGGGTTCTATTTCTGCTAATTCTGGCGGTTCTGCTTCTGGTGGCACTATTTGTAATAATACAGGAGGAAGTGGAGGAGCTGTAAGCGATAGCAATCAACATCTTACAGGGGGTGGTGCTGTTGGCATTTGGACAACTGGGAATAGTGCGGCAGCGTCTTCGAATTCAGCAAACACACCTTCAGGTGGCGGCACATTGAACTATGACAATGATTCGCTTCCTGATGCTGATCAAGACGATTACAGTTGGGAATATAGTGCTGCTGGAATGAATATACTGTCTCCTTTCCCTGCTCTTTTTACAAGTCAAAACTTCGATATAGCAAGGAACGCAAGTAGCGATTCTTTTGAGTTTAAAATAACAGAGAAGTTCGTATCTGGACAGTTTGCCGTGAGTTGGCGAAATTATGCAAACGGAAATTATGGTTGCGGTGCGGCTAGTCCTTTTTGCGGAGGCTGGGCTATGAGAACAACCTCTGGACATGCTTATGCAGGAGGCGGTGGAATGGGTGGGGGTGGCGGTGGCTGTTTAGGAGGTGGACAATTTTATGTTGGTGGCGGTGGCACTGGCGGTGTTTTAATTTTTCCAGTGGATATGGGGTAGATTATGGCTAGATACAAAATTACATACAAAGATGGCTCTATTAATGAAATTATTGGTGGCGAGGCTTTTTGTAAAGAAGTGACTAAAGATGGCGGTTCTTATGAGTTAATACCGCCTTCCACACTTTCTCAAGAACAAATTAATGATATCGCCAAAGATTGGAGAAATGGTGAACTTGCTAAAACAGACACTTTATATCTTTTAGACGATTACCCTGATAAAGATAAATTAAAAGCATACCGTCAGGCATTACGAGATTGGCCCAGTACGGCAGACTTTCCAGATACCAGACCCACGCTAGGATAGATTTATCTAGTAACTTTTATTTCAAGAGTATTTTTAATGCCTTTAACTAAGTTACAGTTCAGACCTGGGGTTAATAGAGAAACAACTTCTTACGCTAACGAAGGCGGATGGTTTGACTGTGACAAGGTAAGATTTCGATTTGGTACGCCGGAAAAAATAGGCGGATGGCAAAAACTTTCGATAATTTCTTATTTGGGTACAGCAAGAAACATTCACGCTTTTGCCGCTCTTGATGGTGAACGATACCGAGGTGTTGGAACAAACCTAAAGTATTTTATAGAAAACGGTGGTTCTTATGCCGACATTACGCCTCTTCGTGTTACCACT